CCGAAAGCAACTCCAAGAACAATTAACCTACGAGGATCAGGAAATGCGAGCAACAACCACAAATCACTTCGCCTCGAGCAAGATGATCGACATCAACAATCCGCCGAAGCCTGCCTACAACCCGCGAGATCCGGCCAACGAATTCCCGAAGATGCTCTTTCACCAGACAGAGAAGCATCCTCTGGAATTGGCGGAGTTTAAGCGCATCACGAAGTTCAACGCACTGCACCCTGACAAGCCGGAAATCCTCCCTCCAGTCGGGGCGAAGTACATCATTGTGAAGGACAAGGCCGAGCAGGACAGGATGCTGAGCAGGGGCTATGGCCTGCGAGCTCCGAATATCGAAACTGAATCGACCGAAGAGAATGCCGTGGATGACTCAGGCGCGGTTCTGTGTTCTCGCGGGTGTGGGAAAGAGCCTCATCCAGGACGGTGCGCGCGACAACCTGAGGCCGTGGCAGTCTAGTGCCGATTACGCCGCCAATCACGCCTCCGCCACCTCTGGGATACACCATAGGTGACATCTGCGTCGATGCTCTTATCGAGATCGGCGCAGTATCGCCGGGGGAAGTGCCTGCGAACGACGAACTCCAGTGGACCTTCAGGAAGGCAAACGAAGTCATCGACGTTTGGGAATCGCTGCGGCGCTACGTCTACAGTTATCAGTTTTTAGTGTTCACGTTCCCCGTGGGCATCAACCCTGTCCTGTTAGGGCCGAGCAATGTGGCGAACTGGTCAGTCCCGCAGAGACCTGTCAGACTCGAATCGGCGGCGCTGATCCTGAATTCCCCTTCCTCGACGCCCGTAGACATTCCAATCAACATTCGGGACAAGGATTGGTGGGCGCTGAATCAGGTCAAGAGCATCAGCACGAACGTGCCGACCGACGTTTATCCAGACTATACGTTCCCCGATGCCTCGCTCTACTTCTGGCCTGTCATCAACGCGGCCTATCAGTGCAGAATTCAAATCTGGACGATAGTATCTCAGTTCGTTTCGATCACAGATCCCATTGGCGGACCGAATGGCCAGAGCCAGATGCCGCCGGGACTCAGAACGGCGCTCAAGCTCACATTAGCTGAATCTTTGCTGGCGGGAACCAACAGACCTCCCTCCCCCGTGTTGATTGCGTCGGCAGCGGCCGCACGCTATGCGTTTACGGGGAACAATGCAAAAGCTCCGCGCATTCAGACACAAGATGCAGGGATGCCGAAATCCGGGAAGGCGAAATCAGATTTTTCGTGGGCCACAGGTGGACGACCGGGTGGTAGCCCTCAATAATGGATGATCTCACGCTTACAATCCGTCTCCACGATCCAAAAGAGAAGGCTAGTGCTTCACTCTCGGCCTCATGGCACGTCGTAAAAGTGCCGCGAGAGGATATTCAGTCCGTCAAAACCGGTCAGATGTCCAAGGTAGACTTCGCCACAAAATATCTCTTGCCCTCCCTCGATGCTTTGGAGCATACGAAATGCCCGACTCCGCCAGCACCAGCACCTTTCAAATAAGACAAGTGAAAAACTACGTTGATACGTCATTACGAGCACATTTAGCGGCCAAGGGCGCAATGTGCTCATGCTGTGGGCAGTTGCAAGACTTGTGCCGATGCGTGACGCGGGCGAATGCGGTAAAGAAGGTGTTTGAGCCGATGGCGCTGAGGGACAATGGCTGAACTTCCGTTTAACTTTGCTGGCCCTTCGTATGTTTCGCAGTCCCCAAACTGGTCGGATGCCGCGGCGATTAACTGTTTCTGCGAACGTGCCGAAGTTGAAGGGCAAAAAGGACCGATAGCGATTTGGGACGCGCCGGGGAAGAAGCTTTACTGCACCCTTGCAGAAGAAATCGCCGTCCCCTCGCAGTTCGAGCTCAACGGCAGAAGTTTCGCAGCAGCCTCAAATCTCTGGGAGACGACCGGCGGGACTCCGGTAAATTGGGGGAGCATTGGCACGCCACCGACTCGCCCAACCATGATTACGGCAAACGCTACCCAGCTTGTCGTGCTCAATAACGGAAATCTTTTCGTCTTTACCCTTGCGACGAATACATTGACTGCGGTCAATATGGCGCAGTTCAATGGGCCGATCTCCCAGATAGGATTTTCGGACGGATACATCATTGCCACGATTCAGAACAGCCAGACGTTCCAGCAATCGAACCTTGAAGATGCAACGACATGGAGCGGCCTGAATATCTCGACCATTTCCTATTTCCCAGACAACATCGTAAGCATGGTGTGCGACCATCGAGAAGTGTGGTTTTACTCTGGCAAGCAGGCCGTCGTGTTCTACAACTCTGGGGCGGGATTCCCAGTCTTCATTCCCATTCAAGGCGCATTCCTTGAAGTCGGCTCGGGGGCAACATTCTCTATTGTAAAGATGGACAATTCTATCTTCTGGCTCTCGCAGGACGAGCGCGGCTCGATGATTGCTTACCGGGCGAACGGATATTCAGGGGAGCGTAAATCGACTCACGCACAGGAACTTGCCTTTCAGTTATACGGAGTTCCATTTGGTTCGGATGCGGTTGGATGGACTTATCAAGAATACGGGCACACGTTCTGGGTGCTGTATTTCCCTAGCGCAAACGCGACATGGGCCTATGACGTAGCCTCTGGGTTCTGGCACCAACGTGCCGCATGGAACGTAAACACGGGAACATTTCAGGCAGACCGCGCAATGTCGCATACGTTCGCAAACGGGCTTCATCTCGTGGGCGACCCCTTTTCAGGGAATATCTATCAGCTGTCATCGACATTCTTCACCGATGACACATTGCCCTTGCGGAGACTGCGAAGGAGCTTCACTAATTCAATCCGCAACAAGCGCGTTTACTTCGATCAAATCGAGTTCGATGTGGATGCGGGAGTTGGGCCATCAGTTCCCTTGACAGACGGAGATGGACAGCCTAGATCGCCTCAAATCGTTCTTCGCTGGTCGGATGATGGCGGAAATACCTGGTCGAATGATTACTTCCTGAGTGTGGGATTGGTCGGGCAGTACAAGATTCGGACGATCAAGAGAATGTTAGGCAAGGCCAGAAAGCGAGTCTGGGAAGTGTCGTGGGATGATCCTGTGCCGATCCGATTTGCCAATGCTTATCTCTACGGAGAGCCTGAGCAGGGTCTGCAATAATGCCCGTCATTCAAACTCAACTGGTTCCATTCACGGTGCGCGACTCCAACATGAGTCAGACGGATTCGAGATACCTGCTCACGTTACAGGCAGCGAATCCGTTCATGGCGGTGGACACTTCGGCCGGCAGTGAAGAATACCAACTCCCCCCCGCAGGCACGCAAGCATCTACAGGGCAGTCATACCAGAACGTCGAACTGGTATTCAGGAAGGTTTCGACAGACTCGAATGCATTTACGATTCTCGGGTCTGCGGATGGTCCTCTGATATTAAGCACGCCGGGGCCAAGTGCGGTCATCAGAGTGAAATCCAACGGTACGCAATGGTTTCAAGTGTGAAAGAAGAAATCAGGAGGATAAGTTACGCCGACATTCTCGATGCGGAAGGCTTACTCAGAGAGTACAGCGCGGAATGCTCCATCCCCGAGATCGGCATTCCCGATCCACAGCGCGACATCTATGCCCGGATGGAGTCTTCTGGTCTGATGCACTCTTTCGGGGTGTTCGACGGAATTAAGCTGGTGGGTTTTGCTACGCTCCTAGTTTTCGTTCTCCCGCATTACGGGAAAACGATTGCCAACGTAGAAAGCTTGTTTATCGCAAGGTTGAATCGGAGCGGCGGGGGAGGGAAAAGATTTATGGAGTACATCGAGTCCTTTGCTGCAAGCAGAGGATGTACAGGTGTGCTCTATAACGCCAGAGCGGGGAGCGCACTAGAGAGGCTGATGAGTTCACTGTCGCGCTACAAGCGCACGAACAGCGTGTTTTTGTGGAAGGCGGCATGAGTAATGATCTAGTTATATCCAGAAACATTCTCCCGGCAACCCCCTCGGAGATCATCTCCAAGATCGTTGCGGTAGAAGAACAGATGCGACTTAGGGAACATACGCTTCGAGTTGAAACCGAACACTTACTCCATGCTGGAATGTATTCGCGCACGATCAGAGTCGCCGCAATGATGGCATTTACGAGTGTCCTGATAAAGATTCCCACTACGCTTATAGTTAACGGCAAATGCTGTATCTTCGCTGGGGATCACTGGCACACATTGGAGGGATATAGCGTCATCGCCGCAAGTGCGGGGCGTAAGCAAATCTATGTCACGCTTGAACCTACCGAAATCACGATGATTTTCCCATCCGATGCGAAGACGGTAGAGGAAGCCGAGTCGCAGTTCACCGATGAAGCTGAGAGCTTGCTGACGCGGCGCCGAGACGGTGATTTAGTAGCAATCACAGGCCAATAAATATGTCAGGAATCGCAACAGGGACAGCACTCGCAATCGGTCTGGGAGCTACAGCGGCTGGGGGAATTGCGTCCGCAGCCATTGGAGCGAATGCGTCTGAATCGGCAGCACAGACACAGGCAAACTCCGAACAGGGGGCGATTAACCTCCAGCAGCAGGAGTGGCAGACCCAGCAGGGGAACGAAGCGCCATTTCTACAGGCCGGCGAGAGTGGATTAAGCCAACTTCAATCCGATGTCACCAATCCAGCATTCAGCCAGTATCCCGGCGGAACATTTCAAGCGCCGACGGCAGCACAAGCCGAACAATATCCTGGCGAACAATTCCAACTCCAGCAGGGCGCACAGGCGATTGATGAAAACGCGGCTGCGACAGGCAATCTTAACTCGGGAACCACGGGAGAAGCCCTCCAGAACTACGGGCAGAATCTCGCGCAAACCGACTACGGCAATGTCTACAACCAAGCCCTCCAGCAGTACATGACGAACTATGGTGTCTGGAATCAGGACACCACAAACCAAGTCAACCGATTGCAGTCTCTCGCGCAACTCGGATCGAATACGGCGGCGCAACTTGGCCAACAGGGGCAGGCCGCGGCAACAAACGCAGGCAATGAAATTGTGGGACAAGGAACAGCCCTAGCCTCGGGAACGGTTGGAGCTGCGAACGCAATCAACAGCGGCATCGGGAGTGTGACGAATTTCGCCAGCGAGCTTCCGTTGTACTCCCTCCTTGGACAGCAGCAGCAGTCCTTGAATGCGAGTTCTTACGGGTCCATCAGCCCATCGGCAATTGCGAACTCTCCTGATTACCAGAACGCCATTACGGACTTAGGTTAACTATGGGGAATCTCGGAAACGCGCTTCCAGCTTTGGATGTGAGACCTCCCGCAACTCCGCCTAATCCACTTGCGGAGTTCGGGCAGATTGCTGCGATTCAGCAACATCAACAGCAAATGCAGTTGCAGCAGCAGGAGATTCAGAAAAATCAGCAGGCTCTAACCGACAATGCCGGCGTCACGAGAGCAATGCAGGATTGGGACCCGAGCACCGGAGATTACAATACGCTGGCACAAAATGCCCTGAAATATGGGGCTTCGGCCAATGCTGTCACAGCAATTCAGCAGCACGGTTTACAAGTTCAGCAACTCACCGCGAATTTAACAAAAGAGCAACGGTCGAACTTCATCCAAGCCCACAAAGATGCGGCAGACGCAATCCTTCCGTTGACGGACCCCACCCAAGTGCCTGATGACCAGTTACAGAGCAAGGCTCTCGATACGGTTATGGGGCAGGTGAATAACGGATTCATCAAAAAGCCGGAAGCGCAGACATTGATTCAACAGATTCAGTCGGCGCAAGACGTTCCAACACTGCGGGGGCAGATCGGAAACTTCGCTAAGGTTCTACAAGGAGCCGGAGCTACGGCAGCCCAACAGAAGACGGCAGCAGAGACCGCATCTGACCAAGCGAAGGCAGCGAACGAGAACGCGCAAGCTGGCCTGCACCAAATCCAGCTTAACCTCGCCAAGAATGCTACGCCGGGAAGCTTCGACTCTGACATCGACAAGATTTATAACGCGAACGATCCATCAGCGGCGGGACAGAACGTAATGTTCAAGGGCCTCATCAATGATGCTCTGGCGCGTGGGGACGTAGACACAGCTAAGAAGTATGTCGATCAGGCCGTACAGAACCAGCAGCAAATCTCGGAGAAGCTGAATCCGGTCATTCGCGCGGCAGAAATCCACGACTCGAATGCCAAGAAAGCAGGCGAGCAGGCCATTTCTGACGGCGATCCGAGAGCAGCAGCACAGTTGCTTATTGACGGCACGGTAGCTCCTTCGCAGATCATCTCCGCACGCAAGCCCGCCTTCGCTCAGCAGGCATTTACCGCTGCCCAGCAGATGCAGCCGGGATGGAACGCGCAGAAAGCCGATGCCGATTACAACGTCGCTAAGTCTCCGACGAATCTTGCATTCTTCGGCTCGGCAAAGTCTCTTACGGATAAGGGCGGAACTCTCGACCAGTTGGCCGATGCCGCGAAAGATATTCCGGCGAATCAGATTCCAGTGTTTAACAGCGTAGCGGATGTCTGGAAAGCCGCGACAGGCAGCGGGCCTGTGGCCAAGTACGCTTCCATTTTGCTCGGCGTGACCGATGATTATTCTAAGGTGATGGGGGGCGGGCAGGGCAGCGACAGTTCGCGCGGTCAGGCAATCAATCTCGTTCCACTGAAAGCCAGTCCAGAAGCCCGCGCGGCGGCAGTGGAAGGTATTCGTGGGGCGGTTGGTTCGCAGGTTAATTCTAGGATCGGCAGCAACCCGGTATTGCAGAAGATGTATGGTGGCCAGACTGCCAAACCTACCCCGCAGCCTCCCGCGAATGACTTCTTTTCGCAGTTTGGCGGCAAGCCTAGAAATCAATGAGTACAGTTCCTATCATTTCACCTAGCGGCGACGTGGGAGATATCCCTTTCTCTCAGATGAAGGCTGCGATCGCAGCAGGGGGGAAGCTCGGCGTAAACGTTACCGATCCTAGCGGCAAACCGGGAATAGTTCCAGCCGAACGAGTGCAAGACGCCGTCAAGGCAGGCGCAAAGATTGTTCCATACGGCGAACAGGATACACAGCATCCCGGATTCTGGGCTAAGGCCGCTGATTTAATGGGCGGATTACTCCATCCATCTGGATTCTCTCCATATCCGGGCATGGATCAAGAGGCAAAATCAGGCGCTGCGGGACAATCTTATGACCTCAATCAATCGGAGAAGGCGGCGGGGTATTCTCCGGCATACCGCGCACTTGTTCCGGTCGCCAGATCAGCAGGAACTGATGTTCCGGGAATGGAGCAGAGCGCCAAAGAAGGGGACGTTGGCGGAGTAGCTGCCGCGGCAGCTGTCCCCATTGCGACATTAGGCGCGGGAGAGGCATTACACCAAACTGGAGCAGTCGGCAAGGCAGTGAATGCGCTTCCTGATGATCCACTATCTAGCATCGGGAGGCCAGTATTGAGGGCCGCTGGAAGCGCTACAGATGCGGTGGCAGGGTCACTCAATCCAGACCTAGTTGGATTGGCGTCCCCGCGGGCTGCTCACGCTCTCCGATTAGCGCAGCAAGCAGCTAAGGTTATGGGCACGTTGGGCAAAGAGCCAGAGCCCGCTACTTATCCCGGCGCTCCGCTCCCAGAGAATCCGGGAACGTTTTCGGGAGCGCCTAACCCAGAGGCACCAGCACCCGAACTCTTGCAGGCCAACGCCTTATCCAAAGGCGGGGCGGCTCCTCCTCCAGAACCTGCATCTGCGCTCTCTACGGTGCCCGTACAGCCCAAAATCCCTCTACGCCCGATCTCGGAGCTTCCGCCCCAAGCCGTGCATCAGGCACTGCAAGAAGTCGGGCCGCAGGCAACCATTGCGGCGGTAACAGAACGAGCAAACAACATCGCCAAACTCGGGGACTTGCTGAATCAGGGGCTGGGCGGGAAAGCTTTAGAGCCTAACGTCCCGCTCAAGAATCAGGGCGGAATCATCACGCCCACAGAACCACAAACGGGCATCCCAGAAGGACATACGCCAGTGGAATCCTCTGCATTGAAGTCTTACAAGTACGATCCCGAAACCCGTGAGTTTGAAACCATGACTCAAGGCGGACAAGGCTATGTGCATGCTGAGATCAGCCCAGAGCAAGCCGCAGCGTTTAAGGCCGCAGATTCCAAGGGAAAAGCATGGCAAGCCATTCGGCAGAACGGGACACTGGTCGCCAAGATCGTAAACGGCAAGCGCATTCCAGTTAAGCCAGTGATCTCGGAAATGGACCAGATACCAGAAGACGAATGGAATGCGGGGCATGAGTTGGAAACTACCGTGGAAGGGTCGAAGCGATGAGAAATTACGACCGTCTATGCTGCCTTCTGTTCGCTTTGGTGTTTACTTTCTGCGGGCTGGTGCAATCGCAAGTGGCAGTGAATCTTACGCCGCTGCCTCCGACTTTCTATTACAACAACGGTGGCAACGGGCCTCTAGCCTTCGGATGCGTCTTTACCTATGCTGCGGGATCGACTTCGCCGCTTGCGACATATACCGACGCGACGGGGACCACGGCCAATGCAAATCCAGTCATCTTGAACTTCGCAGGCTGGGCGCAAATATGGTTTCAGACTGGTGCGCTCTATGATGTGAAGGTAGTTGCTTACGGCGGGACGAACTGCTCCTCTGGCCTGACGCAGTACACGGCAAGGTCAGTCAATCAGAGCGTTCTGAATCTGAACAATACTTGGTTCGGCACGCAGACCTTTGCAAGTCAGATCATCATCAGCCCTCTGGCCTTCCAGATCAAAACAGGTGTCGCACCAAACCAAACAATTCTAAGTTTCCCAGCGGCATCGGGTGGGGCAACGCTGACATTCCCGAACTCGACGCAGAATATCCTCGGAAATCTTAGTCCATCAATCACAACTCCAGTAATCAACGGATGCGGGATGGAGAATAGTCCGGGGGCGTACATCTGCATTGCCAACAATTCAACTACGGCTACAGTCCTTAACCACTTCGCTTATTTTGCGAGTGGTGCCCCGACAACGGTTAGCGTATTACCAGCATCGGCCACAACCGGAGCTGTAGGAATTTGTTCCGCTAATTGCGGGACGGCCGGGGTCGCTGTAATTCAGCAGACTGGGACCTCGCCTTGTGCCTTCGACGGTGCGACCACGGCGGGTGATTATGTCCAAGCCTCATCCACTCCCGGAAGTTGCCATGATGCTGGCGGGAGTTTCGGGAGCTTAGTTGGTCAGGTGTTAGGGCAAGTGCTTTCCACCAATGGCGGGGCCGGGACTTACACAGTCGCACTCTCATCGTCATCTACATCCAGTTCTACTGGCGTCTATAGCGCGGCGGGTGCCACGGGTCTAGCCCATACGACGGTGTTTAGCGGAGTGCTGTCGGGTGGAAGTTCGACAGTAACATTTACTGGGGCTGCGGCATGGACTATTTTTGAGCCCGCTCCATTCTGCGTCGGCAATGATCAGACCACAAATAACGCCGTTTCGGTTGTCTACACAGCAGGCAGTTCCAGCGGACACGCCACAGTGACAGGGACAAGTACAGACGTTTTTGAAGGAATCTGCATCGGATTCAATTAACAGAAAGGAGCTCCATGAAAAAATTGCTTTTGATTCTCTTCATCGCATTGGGTCCGCCGCTCTTGGCGCAGAACTGGACTGGCCCATTCAAATTGACGGCCAACAGCCAGTGCGTCTCAGCTACGGTCTCAGGGCAGGCTACCGTTATGATGAGCGTGGCAGGAACGTTCTCAGCCACGATTCAGCCGAAAGTAGCCATCCAAGGGCAGGCAGCGGCGAATGTTCAGGTTACGCCGTCTACCTCAACTACGGCGCAATCGACCATTACCACGACCGGGATGTACAAGGCGGATGTGGCCTCTGCTGATATTTTCCAGCTATGCACAACGTCATACGCATCGGGAACCGTCACCGTCTACTTCAATGTCAGCCAGCAAATCAGTACGGGGTTGATTGCGTCGGGCGCCTCCTCGGGGAGCGTGACATCGTTCACGGGAGATAGTGCTGGGCTATTCAATAACGCCGCGTCCACGGGGGCTGTGACGCTGAGCATAGCAAACACTCCAACGGGCACGGGAGCGGTGCTGGTTGAACAAACTTCTCCCAGTCTGATTACGCCCGCTCTAGGGGCAGCGACTGCAACTAGCGTTAACGGCCTGACGATCAGCACTACAACCGGCACGCTCACCATCCCTAACGGCGTGACGCTTACCGGACCAGCCTCTTCCGGCACGGTACTTACCTCTGCTGTAACCAATGTCACCTTCACCGGAGATGGCACGGTACTCAGCAGTACGCCGAGCACTGCGGTGACGACGACGGGCACGCTGACAGCGGCACTTGCGACTCCCGCCGGCGGCACGGTGCTGAATAATACCGGGGCGGCGGCGGGGGCGTGGACCGCCACTCCGTCCCTAACCTTGGGCGTGTCCAGCGCCGGGGGTACTCCCACCACGGGAACGATTAAGTTATTCAACGCCGCGAACACCGGCTCGGTAACTCTCACCCCGGCCTCCGGCACGATAGCAGCCACGATAACCGTCCCGGACGGTAGCGGTACCATGTGGAGTTCCGTAGCTAATAATGTATCTGCCGCTGCGGCGATTCTAAACCTGAGCGGATCGACCGGGACCGCCGCCTTCATCCTTCCGTCTAACACAACGAACACCGCGACTTCGGCGGGTGTATGCGACTACGACTCCACGAACAAGAACGTTCACTGCAACGTGAATGCGGCGGATTCTATCCTGCTGGCGGTGGCCGCCGCACCCACGACCAACGTTATTCCCAAGTACGTCGTGGCCAGCGGCAACACGCTTACCGTCGGATCGTCCATTACCGACAACGGCACCACGGTGAGCACTGCGGAGCCCATTGTGGTCGGCACCGCCGCAGGTTCCGCCGGTATCACCGATAAGAGCGCAGGCTTTCTCGCGGCGGCCATGGGCGCACAGACCACTGCGACCTGCACCACAATTACCGGGATGAACTGGAACATCGCGGCCAGCAAGAACTACGTCCTGGAATGCAAGATTCCAGTCACACTGGCCGCAACCGCGACCCTCCAGTTTTGCCTCAACGGCCCCGGCACGGCGACCTCCTACACCCTCGAGGACGATGGGGGTCTTGGCGCGGCTAGCGTGTGGGCGCAGTTCAGCACCTTTATTCAGACCGCGTGGCAGACCAAGACTGGAGCGAGTTCCGCCGTGGCCACGGATAGCATTGTCCACGTGTGGGCCGGAATTCAGAACGGCTCGACCGCTTCCGGCACGCAACTCGCGCTCCAGACGGCGGCGAACGGCACCAACGCCATCACGGTAGGCGCCAATGCGACCTGCTCGCTGACGCAAACCAACTAACGGGAGAGATTTTCTCAACGTGGGATCTGGCTGCACGATTGAATAACGATTCTGGCAATGCTGTCTAGCTAAGTTTTTCCTTCCTGCCATGAAAAAACTAATTTCCATCACAATCTTTTGCGCTCTATATGTCGCGGGAGTTGCCGCGCAAAATGTAAGATTTGATGCACCATTCCCGAGCGTCTCTAATACCCAGCCACCATTTCTAGTGGCGAATCTGCCGCCAAACTCTCCTATTTTAGCCGTATGTTCCTCCCCCGCGAACGGCGTGCCTTGCACGAACTATGTAACCACTTTCACTGGCGCAAATGTGGCTTGCCTGAATGGGGCGCAAGATACTCCGCAGCCTGCTACATCCTCGGCGTGCCAGTCCACCGGCGATGCACAGGGCAACATCGGTTTTTGGGCGCCGGCAGGGACATACGATTACACGGTCTGCATTCAGGCGACGTGCTTAGGTCCGTACACAGTAACTCTCGGGGGAAGTGGCACGGGCAATGTGGGGCCGGGAACAGTCGGGAGCTTTGCTGGGTTCAATACGACTACTACGGTCGCAAATGCTCCAGCCACTTACTCTGGGCTAAATGTATCCTTCGCAGGGAATGTCGGGATTGTCGGAACGCTAAGTATAGGCACGGGGCCTTCGGGAGTTTGCGCCCCAAATGACTGCATTGCGATGTTTCAGAATGCCACGCCCGGAACTCCGACAACGGGAGCAAACTATCTCTATGCCACGACTCTTGGGTTCAACTGCTCAATCAATGGGAGTATAGAATTCCCATGCCTGGCGAGTGGCCGCCCGGTTATCAGGGCTATCATTTTCGGCGCGAAAGGTGATGGCGCTACCGATGACACCGCCGCAATTCAGGCAGCAATCAATTCCTGTCCCCAGACTGGAACGAATCGCGGCTGCGATGTGTTTCTTGACGGGCCTCCGTTTACGACCGGAGTTTACAAGACCACTGCATCTCTGACGAACGGCCCAAGCCCCTACACTTATCGCGGCCTCCACATCAGCGGAGCTGGTACAGCAGGACGCAGCGGGGCCACGACCTCCATTCAAACCAACGGAGCCTATTACGGATTCATCGCAGGCACGACCACTGCTGGAAATGCTTATGGCTTGCAGATCGACAATCTCGGCTTTATCGACGCTACGGGCAGCGGCCTTGGCGGAATTTACATCGCAGGCATGACTGATGGGGCAATCACGAACGTGGTCTGCAATAACTACTATGTCGGCATCTGTATCACGATGGACGGCGGCATCGGCGTAGCACAGTACTTCAATCTGACCAACATCTACGGTTGGCACACCAAAGGACGATTGCAGACGGTCCACCGCACCGCCTCTAATTTCATCTTCGGCGGTGAAGGGAACTGCCAGAATTCCACCTCGACTGACGTTATTCCGAACTCGATTGACATCGACATCGGCTGGACGCGGCAAGTCTCTTGGACAGGAACGGTAACCACGTCAGGGACAGGATTCACGATCAATAGTTTCACTACTGGGCTCGGTTCCTTCACTCAGGACTATGTGAATGCACCAATGGTTATCACCGGAGTCGGAACGTTCACAATTTCGACGGTGACCAGCGGCTCGACAGGCACCTTCACAACATCTGCCGGAACTCACAGCGCGGCAACGGGGAGCATCACCGCACAGGGCGGCACCGGCGAGTACTGGATCGGAACCGCTAACCAGAACTGCCAGATCGGGGTGGCGGCCTTCAACACGGGTGGGACTAAGTTTCAAGGGACGAAGGCGACGGAGCAGACGATCCTCTACCGTCCTTCCGGCTCCTTCGGCACGATCATCGACGGGGACACGGCCTTTCTGACCAACAACAACACGCTCTACGGCCAGCAGGCTACCGCAGCTAACACCGGCATCTGGATCAAGTCCGCCGCGCAGAACACCGCGATCTCCTACCCGACCGGCGACGGCACGAACGGCGTGGACCTCGTAGTGGATGCTACGGCCTACAACAGCACTCGCATCGACCCCACCTATCGCGCCTCGGGCCTGACCACGAACATTGGAACGATTTCGCGTGCCGCCAATATCGTGACCATGACCACAGTGGCGAACCTATCGACCAACTCTGGGCAACTCTGCCCGGTCGCCGGAACCTACGTCATTGTGTACGGAGTCACTGGGGATACATCATTCAACGGCGGTCCGTTCCCCCTGTCAATTACAACTCCCCCAGTGTGCAACGACACTACAGGCGTCAGCACTTTGACGTGGGCGCAATCAGGATCTTCGGATTCTGGGACGGTCAACGCGGGACAGAGTTGCATCGGCGGTACTCTCCCGACTTGCGTTGCGGCGCTCTCGACAATCACAAATACAAGCACGGGGCTCGGAGAACTAGAACTGACGGGAGGAAGTTGGGTGACCGATCAGACCTGCCAAGAGATGCGGGTTCCCCCGGAAGAGGGATTGCCGACTACCAACCTTCTCGGCAACGTGCGCTATTTCTGCGACGGTCAGTTCATGGACGTGCTCTACGGCATCGCTGGTTATGGAGTCCTTCACCAGTCGGACGGGCCAGTAGACGCCTATTCTGGAAGCACAAATGCCTCCTACACGCCCCAACCGACTATCACCGGAGTGACGGTGAGTTGCACGACTCCCGCCAACACTTCGGTCTATACCAATGTGTGTCAAAGTTCCGATGATAAGGCAATCATTCTGTCGAGTGCGACGAATGGAAGCACGATCTGCCTTCCTGTCCCTGGCGTGGCGAATGGCTACCCGGAAGGCTACAGCGCGACCATCGTCTACTCGCCGGGGTCGCAGAATAATTCTCTATCTGTGACACTTCCCGGCCAGACTTCGATTTACGGCATCGCGTGCAGCGGGGCGAGTGGCACGACGCTTAACGGGACAACGAACTCTGTAATCATCCCGCCAGGTCAAGGATTGAAAGTGTTTGTCCATGCCTCGAACTGGTTTGCGGATACCGGAGTGACGACGTACACACCCCCGGCCCCCGGACCTTCGCTCATCGTGACCGCCGATGTGACGGGCATTGTGGCGAT